CCGAGTATGCTAATAATTTAATGTACGCATTTGCTGCTGATATTTTTCTTTTTGATGTAATGCACAAAAGTACTAATCAATGTTATGCAGACACCTCAGTGGCATTAATTAATCCAGGGTTTTTAGCAAAGCTATCAAACAATGTTTTAAAATCTAAAACTAGCACAGAATCAACTCTGGCATCAGCTGTAGTTAACCCTATCCATAAACAAATTGGTTATCTAGATGATGTTACTGATCCATACCGTGCTTGGGCTAATGCATATCTCACATGCTTAATGCTTAATAACACCAAATTGCCACACTTAAAAAAACAAAAAAATAAAATTTTAAGTACATATCTTGAATTGTCAGACACTAATGTAAACAGGTACGTCACCGCAGGGTTACAGCAAGCGTCAAAAGATCAAGAACTTGACACATTTAATTTTAATGAGTATACAATTTGGTCAAATATTTTTAAGAGATTTACTGAATGGAATAACACTAGTTCAACTCAATCATCCAAATTACTAGATAGGCGTATATCTCAAGTTAAAAAAGTTTATGGAGAAAATAGTGACCAATATCAGAAGCTATCAAGCCAATTGGGTAAGTCTTCTTTATAGCGTTGTCTTTCCCATATAGAAACTATCTTGTCAACCATATCTACTTTGCTTAAAACTACACGAGCACCACGATGTAGTGGCTTGGGCCAAGCATTTATCTCTACCCACGCATAGCCAGCTGTTTCATTATTAGTAACTGGAATAAATTCTTCAAAAACAGTAACACAATATGTATGATATGTAAATTTTTTATCATCACTTACAAATGTGTGTATGGGATATACTTTTTCTATATCAGGCAAGTCTCCCATTTCTTCTCGACACTCACGCAATAGTGTCTCTATAGGACGTTCTTTCTTTTCACTTTTTCCTCCCCAGAAACTCCAAGTAAGTGGATGACTTACTGTCTTACTACGTTGCTGTAGCATTAATCTTCCTGTATTGAGAGATAAAAAACAACAACCACTAGCTGTTAGCATTATAGATATATTCTCCAAAAACCACTATTATAGGTGCCTTCATATGCATTTATCCACTGTGAACCATTCCATTTTAATTTATCCATAGTAACTGTGTTAGTAGTATAATTTAACGTTGCATTACTGCTGGCATCAAAATCAACACTCCATATAGTACCATTATACTGAATAATGTCGTTCTTCTTAGCAGATATAGTGCCCCAACCGCCACCACTAGGTACTTCGTCAAGAACAAGATATCTATCTCCATTAGTGGCCGCAGTTAATGTACCATCACCTGGATAACTACTTTGTGGATTTATAACTGCATCAACTGCGGTTTGAGTATCTGCAGGTATAGTATTAGTGTCTAATGTTACAGTAAGTGTGTCAATTGAACTGTCACCAGTAAGCCTACCAATAATATCAGTGGTCATATCACTAGGATCGTCTGTTTGTTTAAATCTAATTTGGCTTACACTGTCTCTAAGTTCAGCACCATATTGTTTAAAGATAGTTTCCCAATTCAATCCAGCTTCAACAGCACCATTTTTTCCTAATATTTGAGCAGTAGCTTCGCCATTCGCATTAACAGAAAGTTTTACTTTGTTATCAACTGCTACTACTGTGTAGCTAGTTGTGATAGCATTAATGTCATTGAGCACCTTAATACTGTCAGCATCACCAGTAGCAACTTCATGTAAGTTAGTAATAATAGTATGAATCATACTACTCTTGTTTACTCTAGCTGGCGGATTAATTAAGATTGGCATTTCAAAAATTAAACTACTAATGTCAATAATATCATCAACACCACTTGGAATACCACGGTTAGTCCATTGTGTATTAATAAGTTCAACAACACTTAAACTGCTCCAATCCAATGGATTGTTAGTTGTATGTATATTGAGACTTGGATTGAATAATACTAGTATTTGTTCTAGCATTTGCATTTTTTGATCTGTATTACTAGTCCATAGATCAGTTTGCATTCTTAACGTATAAGGTACTGGCATGTGACGTTCTAATGTATACACACTGCCTTGGCGATTCTCATAACTGTTAGTATCAGTATTATACTCTTTTTCAATAACAGTCATTTTCTCTTCAAATTGAGGAAACACTCGCTTGTTTACATCTGGTTGTAAATCAGTAACATAACAACTAATAAAAGGCACAGTGCTTAATGTGTTTTCACTGTTTTCTCTTTGTATATGTGCGGCCATACGATTAATATCACCATAACGAACTGGCGTTGTGTGATATATTGGTTCTCCCTGGTCAGTGTATCCTTTAACATACTGAAAGCCAGCAAACAATCTAATAAACTGCTGAATATAGCGTCTAAATTGTTTGTCATAAAAATATGGTACAGCCGTAATGTTACTCATTCGTTATCCTTAAAGCGCCGCTATTCTTGTTTGGAAGTCAGCAAAGTCAGCACTTGCCGCTACCTCTGTTTTTAGTGTTGCTAATGTAATAGTTTCACTTGTTAAAAACCCTGATAAATCTGGAGGTGTATAAACAAATTCGCCAGTTGTATTGTTATAAGTTAAAGTGCCTGTACCAGTAGCAGCTGCCTGTGTTAAACTCAAATCAGTTAAGGCAATGCCACCACTTCCAGCGGAATCAGTTGCTGGTTTCCATTTAGAATCAGGAGCATCCCACTTTAATACTTGTCCTGCCGCTGGCGGAGTAGTTGTTGTGTCCACATCACTTAAATCTCCAATACTTTCAGCAGTAATATTTGTTAACACTACGCCTAAATCACTAATTTGACTTTTGGTGATGCTAATTGCTGTTGTATCAAGCGGGGTAAAAGTAAAGACACCAGTTGTGTTATCATACTCTAAATCTTGTGTGCCAGCCGCCGCAGTAGTAGCACTAAACGATGTTAACCCTACACCAAGTGTACTTAAACTAACAGTATTGCCGCCACTAATAGTTAAATCATCACCAACTAATGATAATGTTTGTCCGTCACTGTCTACAGCCGCCTCGAGTGTGCCAACTCTAGTGTCTAAATCAGTAAAGTTTCCATCTAACTCAGTGTGGGTTAGTGCCGCTCCCTTTACTAGTCTTTTTGTTATTGCCATTTCATTTTTTCCTTAAAGAACGTAATCGTCATCTGCGTAGTCGCCTTCAAAATAGTTTGAATTAACTTTATTGTCTGGGCGAGGCAAGATAACGTCACTAATTGCTTGCTTACTATTGAATTCTTCGTCATTGACTATTGACTTAGCATCTTCTGTAATATAATCACTTGCGTTATATGTACGGTCCACCCAAGTTTTATCAGTTACATTGTCATAACTTCTATTCCACTTAGATCCACGACGTACAAACATACGGTTGGGACTAAAATCTGTTCTAATAAAATATTCGCCTTCATTAGCTGAAGATGGGAAGCTAGTACCGCTTGCTATTGTCTCTCCATGATCATATGTGTTGTCTTGTATTACTACACCGCCAGCAGTTGCATGTTCAAAACCATATAAGTGGTCTAATAAACTTGTACTGTCTGGATCGTCTTGTGCTGCACTAGCTACAATAGCATCACTAACATTAAATTCTGATTTGTATGTACTTATGTCATGATTTAGTGTAGCACTATCAGCCGCATTTCCAAGTATGTCATTAAATTCTTGTGCATCTGTAAGTGGATTAAGTTTTACTCTCCAAATATGGCTATACCAAGTTTGACTAAAGCCTTCAGCACCACGGTTGCCATCTGCTACTACATAATACTTACTTATAGGTGCTTTGTTGGCGTCTAATAATAAATCATCACGCAAATGAGGTAACTCTAATACATCACCAGGTAATAGTTTTCTTCCAAGTAGCTCGACCATGTCGTTAGTATGGAATGTCATATAAAATTGATCGTTTGCTAAAAACATACCAAATTGTGTTAAGTCAAAATCATTGTCTTGTACATTGTATATGCCACGTAAGTCATAAATGTCAGGATCATATTTACGATCTCTGTTTTCCAAGAATAACAAGTCTTGTATTTTTGTTTCATTGATAATATTGTCTATGTTAATAAACTCTCCACTAAGTGGATCAACCTCACGCCCTTCAAGATAGTTAGGCTGTGACGGATCATTTTGATCAGGCTGTGCAGCAGGCCCTACATACTTGTGTACGTTAACTCCAGTGCCGCCAATCCAAAATTGCTCACGGATTTGGCGATCCATAAAGTGGAAATCATTAGTTTTTGTAGGTTTATATAGCGTTAAACGTGGCATACGTGTATTTATGGCTTGACAACGGTTTCAAAATAGTATATCGTCTATAAGTAAAAGCAATAGTTCAGGAGAATAACATGGCTAAAACAGCAACCCGTAAGAAAAAAACAGTTCGTGCAACTAGGCGCAAGGGTGCATGGGATATGGTTCCCACAACAAGTTGGGAAGCGGCAAAATATCACATCCATTATCTGATGGAATCAAAAGAGTGGTTAAATCAAGTTAAGAACTATATCAAGAAAAATTATGACAAAGACGTACAAGTAGCTATTAACAAGTTACCAGACTGGAAACTTGGTGGAAAAAGTCATTGGGCAACTGCGGCATTTATTCAAGAAAACGCACCAGACAA